TGGCATGGGCCAGGCGTTACTGCGCCGGTTGCTGTGATGTTCTTGTATCCACCTACTTCTGCTACTGGTTGGCTCATATGCGTTCTCCACGATGTCGTTGCGTGTCATATTCCCACAATTCATCCAATGTGATGGTTTGCAGGGTCTTGCCCTTGGGCGGCGTTTGATCTCTAGCCTCTTGCCGGTAGGCCACGGCTAACATTCTAAAGGCATCCGCAGGATGTGAGCACCAATCATGGCGGGGATTTTGTCGAAATGCCTTTTTGTCTTCGTCGTATTCCCGCTGATATTGGCGCAGCGCCTCCAGCCCTTCCTCACAGCTTGGGTCGAAATAGCACCGTGGCAGCACCATCCTGACCGCTTGGATGCCGTCTTGGATGCCAATCTCAGGCACGATTGCCAGTTTGCTCATACCGCCAAGGTGGGCCGCAAGCTGTTCCACAATGGATTTGCCGCCCGATGCCAGCGTTTTTGCCCGTGCGTCATGCGGTAGGTAGTGCTTGGTGTACCGATAGCCCTTGTCGATAACCACTTGGGCTATGTCCTCAATGCCTGCGCCGCTGACGGCGTAATAGTCCATGACCCTGATCTCGCCTCGGATCACTTGATAGAACCAAATGGCGGTATCGTCCCGATAGCCTAAGTCCCAGGCGCTGTAAACCGGCGCATCAGGATCAAACGGCAATTCCCTGATCCGGCCTTCGTCCTGTGCCAAGCGCATCTCTTGCCCATAGAAAGCGCCCATGATTGCAGCATCAAAGCTGCATTCGTATTCTTGATCAAACTGATCTTGGCTTAATTGCGCCCGTGCTGCATTTAATTCTGAGTCAAGCAATATTTTGCTTACAGAGGCTGGTAAGCGCAACAGAAACCAATCGGGCGTTGCTTGGCTTACTTTGTAGATGTCGTGAAACTGGTTTTTACCCTTTGGAGTGCCGCCAAATACCGCCCAACCCAGCCGATCGGACAGCGTAGGCCGGATTACATTGCCCCAAACGCTAGGCCGGAAGTCGCCGTATTCGTCAAGATAGACCCCATTGAAACCCATTCCGCGCATGGCATCAGCATTGTCCCCGCCAAACAGCATGATCTTTGCGCCGTTGATCAGTTCCACCATCAGGTCGGATTCATTGCTTGAACTGGTGATTGGTGCGGCGTAATACTTGAGGTAGTCCCATGCCACACGCTTAGCCTGGCTGCGGAACGGGGCAATGTAAGCATATTGGGCGCTGCGGTTGCCTTCTGTTATCGCCCGCTTAATCACATCATTGATTGCCGCCACAGTCTTACCGGCCCTTCGGTGTGCAACCAAACATGACCAGCGGGTCGTGCGGTTGTGGAACGGCATAAATGCGTCCCTTGGCGAATACGGCAGGATTATTTCCCGTTTGCCCATGTCACCACCATTTCCACCGGCCCTTGGTCAGCGCCTGTGACCTCAGTCCTTGCCAGCTTGGGCACATGGTACTCAACCACCGATTGGAACAGTTCAAAAGCCTTTGCCGGATTGGGCTTGATGTCATAGTCAGGATTGCCGTAAGCGACCTTGTCGAGCCAATCGGTCAATCTATGGGCATTGTCATTAACAAACAGCGCAATCGCCTCACGCGCCTCTTGCGTTAGCTTGTTGGGCGTTCCTGCACTGCGACCACCGTACTTTGGTCTATTTTTATTTACTTTAGATTCAGCAATCATATAAAACCTGTTCTTTATAACTTTGTTTTATTAAGAGGTGCGTGGAATGTTTTTTCCCATTTCTTGTGCCGAAAGTAAGGAATCCAAATGTAAGGCAACAAGATTGCTGCTGAAAGTATAAGCCGGTTTAACATGGCATAAGGCCAAGGCAAAGGTCTAAGAACGTCCAAAAATAGGACAACCCTAATTTCATCGGTTGGGTTATGGGCCTCATGTTCATAGGTGTCATCAAAGAACACCACTTCGCCCTCTTTCCATTCATAGCGTAGGCCGTCCACAATCAAATGCGGCTTTTTGCTGGCATCTGCGGGAACAGGAACAACCACGCCAAGGTGTGCCCTTAGTACGCCTGACCACGGGCCTCTGTGCATTGGCAACGATTTGTGCGGGCCAAGAATTGACAGATAAGCGCTCACGATTTCGGGGTACTTATCCACAATAGCCATTGTCTGAGGCATCAGCGCGGCGTTTTTGCGGAATTTAATGTTGGCGCACTTAAGAAAGAAAAACTTCCACTTGTCATCGTTGGACAAGAATTCCTGATCCGGCGACATGGTCTGAAATGGAGTAAGTTCCTCATAACGCTCTAGGATTTTTAAGACTTCTTCCTTGATCTGTGGGTGCGCGGCCTCTAGGTCTTTGGCTGGGCGCAAAGTCTTTTTGCTAAAAAATGGGTGGTCACCAATCAGGCAGCGATTGTGGAAAACCCGAAAAACAGCGTTGTAAAGCCATAGTTCAAATTGCTTGGACAAATGGACAAATGCGTTAAGCATATGCGTCCTTCATATGAATCAAGCCGTTTAGCATTCGGCTCTTAGTATTCATCCAAGGCTTGCTGTAATCGCAATCGGCGTAATAGTCAAATTCGGGAATACCCAGCGTGTAATGGGCAATTTTTGTCCGCAAATGGTCGTGTTCGCCCACCAATACATTCCATTCCCTTGGCAAGTCGCCAATGAGTGAATCAGGCAACCATTGAAATCGGTGCAGTTCTTCGCCGCTGGATTCCTCTATGAATTCCGGTGTCAGCACCCTGTTGCGGCTATGTTCACAGTTCCACAGCACCACGCTTGACCAGTTTTTCCTTGGGTAGTCGCCGTTTCGGGCTTCCATTGGTGTGCCAATGTACTTCTTTGGGTGCTTAGTCTGATAGTCGTGCTTGACTACCTGGACGGCATAGCGCGGATCAAACAGGCTTTCTAGGTCTTCAATGTCTGCCAGCATGAGCATATCGCTGCCATCCACAAATATGGCCTTGCCTTGAAATCCGCACAGAAATGGGACTAGAAACCGCTGATAAGTAAATGCGTTTGTGCCGTCCCGCTGCTTTCCGGATAGGGGCGTGATGCTAACCAGCTTCTTGGTGCGCTCTATGACCGATTGGCAGAATACATGGTAGCCCACAGCTTCCCGAGGGTCGTATCCTGCAAATATGCGGATCATTTCAGTGTTAACTTGTAAATCGTAGAGTCCACCAGCGCGGCAATTTCGTCCACGATGTTTTGCAATTGGCTGTCATCCGGCAGGGCTACGCGATTCTTCTCAATAAACGCCTTCATGCTTGCCATGTACTTTTGCGGGTCTTTGGCGTTGTGAAAGTTCTCGGGGTAATCCTTGATTTTTTCGTAACCGCCGATATAGGCTTCAGCAAACTGGTCGGTCAATTCAATGATTTGGGTGTAGTACGCGCCCAATGCCATATGCACAGCAAATGAGTCGGTCGCCAAATGCATGAAATGGGTGACCGTGCCGCTGTGCAGCATAGTCGAAATGAAATCCGCGACATTCTTTTTCATAGCGCCACCTCTAAAACCCCATTGTAAGGCAATGGTACGTCTTTAGGCCATTGTCCGGCGCTTGTCAATGCGTCCACCGTCTTTTGGTGCGCTTGATTCCACCGATATTGGCGCTCATTCTTGTCCAAATTTGCGCCTTGGTCAATCTCAAAATGGCAATGTAGGCACAGCGCAGCCACCAAATTATCGTCTGCCTTGATGCCCCGACCTTTGCCACCGCCCCAATTTGTGTGTGCGGCCTGCACCATTTGGCCCGATCCGCAGCATTGGCAGTCAAGGCTTGCCACTAATTTCAGCAGTTTTTTGCTTCTGACGTATGCGTGTTTTTTCAGCAATTACAGTCTCCAAGGTTGTAAATCGGTGCATATTGGCGCATTCAATCCGGCGGCGGCGGGCGTTGCCAGCTTCCAATCGCGTCTCTTTCACAATTGTCCATGTTCCGCACTTAGGGCACTTAATCATCAACAAATGCCCTAAATTTCACGCCTTGTTGTGTGCCAAAGGCTGTGGATAACTCTATCAATTCGGTCATTTCCGGCACAGTCATCTTGCTGGTACGCGCACCAATCACGACAAA